ATCAGGAAGTTGAGTCCAATTAAAGTTACTCACCTCCAAAGTGGACCTATAGTATAAGCACGAATCTAAAACAAATGCTCTGGCAAGACTCACGAGGTAACTGGAACAGCACTAAATCTGCTCTCGACATGAAAATCGAACAAGCGATGATTCAAGCACGGTTCGATAAAGAGTGGACTGAAAAAGAACGCTCTGGTGATTGGTTGTTTGACGAAATGTTTGGTGGTTGATAAACTTCACCAGACCGCTCTAGAATCGCCTACAACACCATGGAAACTGTGAATGTGAGGATTGATGTCCTCAAACGTGTAATTAACGACTTGCAAAATGCTGTGCAAGTGTGCTATGATGTAGACTCATTATCAGAGGATGATGTGCATAGTTATCCGTATGCAACTGGATACTCTCGCTCTGCGATGCAGTACGCTATTGAAGACCTCAACAACATTCTGAACAAGTGAAGGACAGATATTTATAAATAGTAATAGTATCTGTCCTCATTATGCCATACAAAGATTACGAACAGAAGAAACAAAAAGAAAAAGAAAGGTATGCTAGAAAAATGGCAGACCCAGAAAAAGCACAAAAATATAAAGAACAAACTAAAAAGTGGAAAGAAGAAAATAGAGATAAAGTTAATGCAACAATAAAAGCAAGAAAAGAAAAAAACAAAGCACATTTGATAGAAATGCTTGGCGGCAAATGTGTAGGATGTGGAACAACTCAAAATCTACAATTTGATCACATTGACAGAAAACAAAAATCTTTTACTATAGGAAAAATGTTAGAAAGCAGTTTAGAAAATAAACTGATACCAGAAGCAAAAAAATGCCAACTTCTCTGTAAATCTTGTCATCAAGTTAAAACAACAATCAATCACGATACACACTCTCTTGCTAATGGATACTCTGTCGTTAGTGTTCTAAAAAATGATGATGAGATTATAGTGACACTTAAAAAACTGGCACAAGACTCTTGACTTTTTCTTGATTATTTCCTATTGTTATTGTATTGATTTTTTGTGATGCAACTCCAACTTCGTCCACACCAAGTTCGCGGTCTTGATGCGATGCTTAAGCATCTTCGTGGTCAGTTGATTATGCCAACTGGAGCGGGAAAAACTCCTACAATGATCTATGATGTTCTGCGTCTGTTTCAGTCTGAAACTCCGCAGACAGTTGTTGTAGTTGCTCCGCGTATTTTGCTTGCTGAGCAACTCTCTAGTGAGTTTCTGGAACACATCAAAACTGCTGCAGTTCTGCATGTTCACAGTGGTGAGACTCATCACTATTCTACTACCAAACCTTCTGAGATTCAGTGGTGGGATCAGTTGATAAGAGTTGCAATCAATCCTAATGGACCTCAGATCAAACACAAACTGATCTTTACTACTTACAATTCTCTGAATCGTATTCAGGAATCTGGTATTGATGTGGATACGATCTACTTTGATGAGGCACATAACAGTGTCAAGCGTAACTTTTATCCTGCAACTGAGTATTTCGCTGCTAATGCAAATCGTTGCTATTTCTTTACTGCAACGCCGAAACATTCGCTTGCTGTTGGCAAACCAGGCATGAATCATCCTGATGTGTATGGTCAGGTGATTTGTCAGGTTCCTGCACCTGAACTTGTGGATGGTGGATACATTCTGCCTCCTAAAGTTGTGGTCAAGCAGTTGCCGATGGTCAAAGATCGTCAGATTATCTTTCAACGTGATGCAGACAATCTGATTGAGACGATTGATGATCAGAGCATCAAAAAGGTTCTGATTTGTGCTCGCACCACCAAACAAATCGTTGGTTTGGTATCAGAATCTGATTTCTGTTCGCAACTGCAACAGCGTGGTTATTCTTGGATGATGATTACATCCAAGACTGGTGCAGTTATTGATGGTCAGAAGGTGGATCGTGAGAAGTTCTTTGAGACTCTCAATGCGTGGGGTAAGGATAGCAGCAAGCGGTTTGTTGTGATTCACCATAGCATCCTATCTGAAGGCATCAATGTATCTGGACTGGAAGCGGTGTTGTTTATGCGTAACATGGACTACATTTCTATTCAGCAAAGTATTGGTAGGGTCATTAGACTTGGAGATGAATCTAAGAAGTTTGGTCTGGTTGTTGTACCTGTCTATGACAGAGTTGGTATTTCCACAGCAAAAAGTGTTCAAGCAGTTGTAGAAACTGTCTTTGATCGCGGTGAACCTGCTATTAGCGTAGTTCGTCGTTAAAGGTCTATAATGAATAAATAATAGTGCGTTATTTGATATAAACCTATGCCATATTCTGATCCTAAAAAGAAAGCAGAATACATGCGTAACTATCAGCAGAAAAATAGAGATAAAGTCAATGAAATAAACAAAAGATCGAGACAAACTGCCAATAGAGCAGAGAAAGATAGAGAGAAATATGCTGTTGATGAAGAATACAGAGAAAAAATAAAACAACGCAACTCTACACAGTATCAAAAGCATAAACAAAAAAGGACAAACACTCAAAGAGAACGAAGAAGGCAAAGACGCATATTGATGATAGAAAGATTAGGTGGCAAATGTTGTGGATGTGGAACAACTGAAAACTTACAATTTGATCATCTCGATAGAACACAAAAAACTGATAACATATCCAGAATGTTAGATTTATCTCTGGAAAAACTTGTAGAAGAAGTTGATAAATGTCAACTTTTATGTTACGATTGCCACGAATATAAGTCTTTAATTAACCACGATAAAGAAAAACTTGCTGAAGGTTATAGAGTAACAAAAATAGAAACTATCGAGAACAAAGTAATCGTTACACTTGAAAAACAAAACGCTGATGAATCAACCAACAAACTCTAACATTCTTGATGCTAAACCAGGACCAATCGGTTTTGTTGTTGGTAAGAACTGGGAATACGCTGCTGTACCATTTGGCAAGCAACTGATGATTATACACAATGGTCAACAGTTGAAAGTGTGTAGAACTGAGAGTTCTGCACGAAAGTTTATTGATGCACACAAAAAAGGTAAATCAGTAGCAAAACTTCCGCTGGATTAAAGTTACTCACCTCCAAAGTGGACCTATAGTATGAAGAACACTCATCTCGAACATCCTGAAGACTCTATCCTGAGCGGTGATCTTACTGTTCTGGATTGGTTCACTGCTGGTGGTGATCTTTCCGTCAAGATTGATGGTGCTCCTGCAGTAGTTTTTGGTAAGAATCCTGCAACTGGTCGATTCTTTGTTGGCACCAAAAGTGTGTTCAACAAAGTGAAAATCAAGATCAATGAATCGCATGAGGACATTGATGCAAACCACAGTGGAAATGTAGCAGAGATTCTTCACGCTTGCTTCGATTATCTGCCTCGTGTTGATGCTATCATTCAAGCAGACTTTATCGGTTTTGGTGGAGAGAATGAGTATAAACCAAATACTATCACCTACAAGTTCTCCGAAGTAGTGTATGAGGAGATCATTCTTGCTCCTCACACTGTCTACATTGCTGAGAATGATCTGCGTGATGCTGTAGCGTATCCGATGAAGTTTATCCTCACGGATACTTACTACTGCAAGTTTGTGAAACCTCAAGCATACATTCAGCACGGTCAAGATTCGTTCGCTGATGTTGCTGAAGTCTGTGCATTTGCACGTCAAATGTCAACGATGTGTGAGTTTGTTTCTAACAAGGAAGCAGAGAAGATTAAGAAGCAACTGAATGACTACATCCGTGCAGGTGAGCAGATTAGTGTAGAGAACGTGAATGACTTTGATTGTGATCCTAACCTGATTCGTTTGTGGTCGTTGGTGAAGTCTATCAAAGATGATTGTTTGTTCCTTTGCCGCAATGATGGTCCTGCCGCTTACATCAACGGCAATCGTATTGACTCTGAAGGTTATGTCATGACCAACAAGTTTGGCATGTTCAAGTTGGTGAATCGTGAATGTTTCTCTCATGCTAACTTTAACATGGCAAAGTCTTGGTGAATTAAAGTTACTCACCTTGAAAGTGGACCTATAGTATGAGCACTGCACAAATGACAACTACAACCTTTGCGGACTATTCTGCACAACAAGAAGCACGCAAGAACATTGAACTTGCTGTTCTGGGGCACACTTATGCTCTGTGTGAAGCACTGCGTCAGAATTACATTGATTATTCTATTCGCAGTCATCAACTTCGCACCTCTGATGTAGAGTATCATGATGCACAGATTGCTAAACTCAAGCAAGGTATTTGTGATTATGACTTCTATCCTGAGACTGGTAAAAAGTATCACAAAATTATCATGAACGCAAATGGTTCTCGTTCTGTTCATGCTTTTGTGGATAAAAAGACTGGTCAAGTGTATAAGTCTGCCAGTTGGAAGTCTCCTGCCAAAGGTGTACGTTATGACCTGCGAATCATAGAGCAACGTGAGTGGTTGCTGCAACATGCTGACTGGGCAGGTTCCTATCTCTACGCACGATGACTTACTCTAACCTCTCAAAGATTCGTCCTAAACTGAGAACAACTGGACGCATCTCTGGTAACTTCGGCAAGAACAAAGTTTCGGCAGGTTCTTCACTCAATGATCTTGGTGGTGATGGTAACATAGGAGCAACACAACAAGAATACCTCAATCGACTGTATTATGCTTTTGATAACACTTCCGAACCTAAACTTCGTCAATTTCTTTATAGTGAGATCAAAAAGATTCACATCCAAAGAGGAACGTGGTAGCAGGTAATTAAAGTTACTCACCTTGAAAGTGGACCTATAGTATGAGCAACACTATCATGGATCAAGTCTACTCCTACACTACCAACTGGAAAGAAGGCAAAGTCTGCCAAATGTGGATTCAGGAGATTGAAGTATCTTTTGACCACTATCGTTATGTTGCTGTCGCATACAATCCTGAGAAGAATACTAGCATGGTGATGAGCAAACCGCGTTCTCATTATGATACTCTCCAGTGGGTTCGTCGCTTCTGTGGTTCATTCTCTCTCCTGTATTGATGATGACTACCATTCAACTTACTGACAGTCAGGTTCACTTTCTTGTGAACTTTCTTCGTGATAATTCTCACAATGAAGGATACTGTTTTTGGGAAATAGATTACATTCTGAAACTCTCCTGTCAAATTGAAGACCAAATTGTAAATCACTCCACCAACGACTGATGAAAAACTACAAAATTACCGTCGAAACATTTGATGGATTGCGTACTCATTGGTATGAAAAGTCCAAAGCAAAAAAAGCAACCGACATCATCTGCAATCGTGTTTATCAACAACTCTGTGGTCTAAACATTAAAGAAATCTCTGTCGATCTTTCTGTTTGATGATGACTAACTTGCAAGAGTTCTACGATTATGTTCTCTCTTTCTATGGTGCTGGTGGATTGTATCCTATGAGTGCAACATTGGACCTGATTGAACAAGCAACTCTCACGCACATCCAAATACTTG